TATTCGGATATGAGGTGTGGTAATTTGACTTTTGAATAAAATAGATTATATTAGTTGAACAAATAAAACAAATTTATGAACGTTAAGAAGGCTCTTAAAGAAAAAAACCGATTGGTTAAAGGATTTTCTTGTTCTTCTTTTAATATACGTTTAATTAAACCTTTCATTTTAGAAATAAGTTTGTTCAAAGTATAATACTTGGAACTTATCTGTTTTGTCAATCAAATCAATTGCGTTTATTAAATCATTATACTCAACAACAGCACCTTTTTGGAAGTTTCTATATTTCTTTAAGAAGTCAAATGTTGTAATGTCTGATGTAAATAACTCCTGAGAGTTTTTGTTATACTCTTTCATAAGAGCCAACTAAATTTTATATGCTCCGTAGATAATATCCACCAAACTATCAAAACTATGTGATGTTGGTGCTTGTGGTATTTCCGGGATGATATTAAAATCCACCATATACTCCTGAATACCTTTAGCGTGAGTTAATTCATCATCAGCCTCATTTTTGAAGAACTCAGCAGCTTTTTTATAGTTCATATCTTGACACCAATTAGCCGCCGCTCTGTAATAGTAATGAGCAATATACTCATCTTTAATTCTGTCTGTTAATATTTGAATTGTCTTAGAATCCAATTTATATAACTCAATACCATTTGTTTTTGTTTCAGTTGGTTTAGTTTCTTCTTTGGTTTCTTTTGATGAATCCATTTTTTTAATGTTGTCTATAAATTTATCTTTTAATGTGTCTTCCGCCATTTTATTTTCCTATTATCAGGTCGTCAAACCCTAGTTTATTCATTCCCCCAACTTCTTTATCATCTTTTAATTCGTCATACATATACGCTTTAACTACTGATGTAATACTTTGTTCTGCCTGAGCTATTTTACTCTCCATCCAATCATCTAATTGTTCGTTCTCATCTTCTTCCATCTTCTCCCACATTTTCTCAGCCAACTTAGCTATGGTGAAGAGTTGTTGTCTCGCCATATATGAACCTCTACCATCATCTTCTTTGATAGTTTTCATTTTGGTAACCAACTTTTCAAGTTGTTTTTCAGTTAATATAATATCTTTCATATTCATTTTATTTATAAATATCATAGAAAACAAAAAACCCCCACGTTATGTGAGGGTTAATTTTGAACCGACATAAAGTCGGCGACTCCACCATCCTATTTTGTGAGAATTAGGAAAACTCTACAGATGATGATACTCGAAGACCATCAATCTCTTTATCATAATAATTCGAAACATTAATAAAACTTGGTCGATAATCAGGTTGTTTACGTTGTTCCTCAACATAATTCTCATCAAACACATAACCATCCGGTTGTCCCCACTCCAAAGCCATCTTAATGAACTCTTCGGTGTCTTGTAATTCACCATATTCGTCCACAACTCTACCTGAACGGATGAACTTAAATAGTTCTTCCTTATTAGTGTAGAATTTATTATCCTGAAAGTTCCATAGGAATTTCCACCCTGAACTTCTTTTCCCAATATGAATCTTCAATCCATCAATGAACTCATCCCAAGCAGACCATCTCTCAAAACCTTTCTCAATGTCTCTAAACTCATTCATTATACTCTCTGAACTCCATATGTCCAAATCGTTTATTTGTTCAACCAAGTTAAGGTATTTGACTCTAACCTCACTCGCTTTTGGAATTTTGTAATAATTTGTGCTCATACCTTACTATTATTTAGTTACTAATGCTTCTACTTTACTTCTCATATGGTCAGCCAACGACATTTCAAATGTTGATGTAACAATAACCGAATCAACCAAATACTTGAATGGGACGTGAATTAAGAAGTCACTTCCGTTGAAGAAAGTCAAATCGTTTTTCAATTCAAGACAACCCTGAATCATCTTCAAGAATAACTTGAATTGGATTGCATCCACGAATGTTTCGTGTAATAGTTTCCCGAACATTTCGTTCTCAATTTTAACGGAATAATTTGTTGTTGTCATATGTTATATTTTTGACAAAGATAATACTATTTTTTTAATAAACAAAAAAAACCTCAACAAAATTTACTCTGTTGAGGTTTCAATGTGTCCAACCGATTAAGAAAGGGGTTGTTGGCTTGTGAGATTATAAATATATAGTAAAATTAAAAAAGTCAATCTTTTTTTAAGATTCTTGTAATTAATCTACATAATTGGTCACTTTTATCATCAAATGGTAGATTTTCAAGGTCAAAATACCCACATTCGGTATGTTCGTCACCATCGATGGCATTTTCTAAATCCGGATTTATCTTCTCATCCGTCTCCATTAAAAACACATACATCAACCCTTTAATCTCGGAACCATCACGATTATATCTTTTAACAAACCCTACTAATTTTAAATCGTTATTTAAAGTATAGTTTGTTTCTTCCTCAAATTCTCTTTGAATGCCGTCCATCGGATGTTCATTTTTTTCCAAATTACCACCCGGTATACTCCACTGGCCAGGTAAACTACCGGTAGCATTCCTTTTACATAATAATACCTCATCACCACATTTGACAATTACACCTGAATATCGTTTTACTTTTTTCATTTTATGTTTTTTTGTGTATTTATAAGTATATGGAATTAACTATAAACAAAAATAAATTTAAAGTCAAAACTGTTTTATCATCAAAAGACACTAGTCAAGGTATGATGAACAAACGATTTAACGATACCTTTAATGGTATGTTATTTATTATGTCCGAAGGTCAACACTGTTTTTGGATGAAGAATTGTTTGGTAAATTTGGATATAATTTTTATTGAAAATGATGTTATAACAAAAATTCACCACAACTGTCCCCCTTGTAAAACCAAAGATTGTAGAAACTATTGTGGCGAAGGTGATATAATACTTGAACTTCAAGGAGGTACCTGCAAAAAATTAGGAATTAAGTCCGGAGACAAAATTGTTCATCACGATTGATTTATCTTCTCCTGTAATACTTTCACAAACTCATTCTGAATCATTTTGGTAAACTTAACAGATGGTGACTCCTCCGCCTCATTATATCTATAACTACCTTTTGGTGGTCGAGTACTTCTACCCATAAAGTTTAACCCGGATATGTTTGTAATACATTTGTGTCCCCCACTATTTGCTTGAATAAAATCCCAAGTATTAACTTTAATATCATCTAACATTTTTCTATGTTCTTCAGGTAATTCAGAAAAAGGCATTTCCATCATTTCACCAATGTGATATAATTTTTCTCTACCATCTTCCATTGTCTTATATTCTTTACCATATAACGCAACAAAATCTTTAAACGTAAACCCTGTTGATTCAGAATTAAAATCTTTTGAAGATTCAGAAACCCATTTGATTGTTGACAATGGTATCTCTCTTTGTTTTAATTGGTCCTCCCATTTAGATAATACTTCTTGAGCAATCTCACCTAAATTAACACCTTTTAATTGTCTCTCACTTTTAAAAGGATTACAAGACGCTTGAACTAACCCTAACGGCCAAGCAATCACAATAAAATCTGCTTCAGGATTGTTTTTAAATGGTGTATATCTGTCATAAGACCCCGGTTTAAACATTGACCCACCACCATATTGGACAATAATGTTATCCATTACATTAACATTTGGGTTGGTCTGCATTGATGTGACATAGTCTTCTTTATTCTTTTCAAGTTGTTCCGGTTTTGCGTATCCTTTTTCAACCATTATTCTTTTAATGGTATGAAGTATATTTAGTAATGATGGTGAACATTCCATAACCAATGTCTCTAAGAACCCTGGCTTGTTTTTAAACGCCAATAATAGTTTGTTAACAACTAACCCCATTAACATTTTATTTTTTTCTAATGATTTCTCTTTATCTAATCTGAATAAGTAAGAGATTACTTGGTCTACTGAAATATCGTTAACCGCATAATTTGCAGAATCTACAGTAGAAATAAGTAATATGTCTGAGGATGGGAATAATTCCTTCGGTGAAACAACCTGTGAGATGGTTTCAACATTTGAACGAGATTGTCTAAAAGAAGTTGATTTTGTATCTTCAGCTCCGGCTTGTCTATCGTGGTGGTCTGTGTGAATCACAAACATTGGTTTTCCGTGAGCAAAATCAACCAAGACAGGCATCACGTCCCCTTTGGCATCATTCTTCTTTACAGCAAACTCTTTATCACCATATTGGATGATATGAGCATCGATTACATCAATACCATTGTTTTTAAGATATTCTTTCATCGCAATAGCTGTAGTAACACCATCTAAATCTTGGTGAAAATATATTTCAGCTTTAGGGTATCTTTTAGCAAGAGCGTTAATATTTCTTAAACCACTTTCATTTATAAGTTTTTTCATATTACATTGAAGGTAACATTACAATAGCGATTACATCACCACCTCTTAATCCTTTTGATAATTGACAACTTTTATTAGTTGCAATTATTTCATCAACATCACTAACTCCCGGATATTTTGAAGCAATTTCACTTAATGTGTCCCCTGATTTAACCTTATATAACTTAACATTATTACCAACTTCTGATTGAAGTCGTTTTGGGTCGCCAAAACAATATTTACCGCCCATTTCAGGTTTAATTTTCTCCATTTGAGTACTAACCTCTTTTTGTCGGTTCATTTGCTCACTAACTAAACCATATTTAGAAAGGATATCACCCTTTTCTTCTTCTGAAATTATAAATCTTTTTGCCATAATAAATTGTTTAGTTATAAATATACATAAAATAAAAAAGAGGTTATAACACCTCTTCTTTTAATTCTAACTTTGTTTGTTTTCTTTCATCAATTAATACTTGAACTCTTTTTCTTGCAATCTCGGTGTAGTCCGGAGATAACTCAATCCCAATCCATCGTCTATCTAATAACTCAGCTGCGAATGCTGACGTTCCACTTCCCATAAAGGGGTCAAGTACAATATCATTCTTATATGTTAATATTTTAATTGCTTTTGCCGGAATATCCATACTAAATGTGGCTTTAGTTAATGATTTTGTATCTGAAAAATATTCCCATCTTGCAAAAACCAAATTCATAAACTCTTTCTTATCCTCATCTTTATAAACCATCTTGTTTTTAATTCTCCCATCCTCTTGAATAACTTTAGTTGGTTCTCCCTTCCATTGTGACTCACCTTTGGTTAATTTCTTACTAGTCTTCTTATAAGCTAAAATAATACACTCTTTTGGATTGTATAAATAAGGTGATGATGCCGACATCCAAGAACCCCAAGCAGTTTGTCTTACTCTGTGTGGGCTATCCTCGTTTAAGTCAATCATCCCATAAAATTTAAAACCAACTTCTTTCATCTTCATCCAAAATTCAGCGTTGAATAATATTCTACCTCCTCTTTCTTGAACGTTAGTCTCGATTGGAACATTAACAGCAATTCTACCATCATCCTTTAATACTCTGTAAGTTTCGGATAACCATTTAGTTGTGAAATCCCAATACTCGTTCATAGGGATAGTATCGTCATAAACATCATATTTAACATTTACTCCATAGGGAGGAGATGTCACCACCATATCCACACATCCTTCCGGAAATGTCTTCATAACCTCAACACATTCACCTGTTATTATTTTTCCTGTCTCTATCATTTTATTATTTTACGTGGTATTCCCAACCATCATCTGTTTTAATTGGTGTAATCTCTAAATCCAAAAACACTGCGTTTTGGTCACTTGCATATAACCCTAATATATTGTAATCGTAAAACTCTTCCGCCTCACCCATTAGCATTAGGTCTCTTTCTTGTAGTATGCCTAATATTCTTTGTTTAGAATATAACATTTTTTTTCCCGGAGAACCAAAGTCCTCAACAATTCCAATAATAGCACTTTCTAAACCATCCAATAGAATCGCACCTTCCGCATATTGGTCAATATCAACCAGCATTCTCAAGTCTCTCAATTTTACGATTCAAATACCACAACGCTTTTTTCATATCTTGAAGTTCTTTATCCGTGTCTTTCTTACCCGCTCTTGCAACATATTTCACAACGTTGAAGATGTAAGCGTCCTTATCAAGACCCCAAGCTTCACAAACTTTTACAACCTCATATGGATTGTCCTGTCCCCCGTAATGTTCAGGGTGATTTACCATTTCTTTATTCATAACTTTACTATATAATATGTTTTTTTAGATAACAACATAATACCCATTAGCTAAATTACTTTCCTTAATATAACCTTCAGATATTAAAATATCTAATTGTTTCTTTGTTTCATCCATATCTTTTTTAAGGATATACTTTGAAATGTAAGTAATGTGGATTGGTTGTCGTAACTTATCCATTAACGATTTAAGCTGTCTTTTGTCCATTATGATAATAGTTTTCTGGTTATTTTAACGTTTTGATTAATGTATGATAATATTTTTCGTTTAAATATTGGTACTAATGTTTCTTCTAACGGGAACACATCATTACAAAAAACCTCAAATATCGGGTAATTCACTTCGTTGTTCTTTTCATATGTTTTTGAAAATGTAGAGATAATTTCAGGAATAGTCAAACCATCAGATTGTCCTTTGAAAATTAATTTAACGGATGTCTTTGTTTGTCCTTTGGTTTTATACACTTTCCTTGTGGTGTATTGCCAAATATATAATTGTTCATCAGTCTTATAAGAAAAAAACCCTGATTTATTGTGTAGATTGTTTTTATTTTTCTTTACAACAACATCTATGGAATCAAAAACAATACTCCATATTGATTTTGCAAAATTAAAATAGTCGTGAAGTTGTGGTTGACTATTTTTTAATATTTTTTGATATTCAATAACTTCCTCGTCATCTAATACCGGAATATCTTTAACCTTCAAATCAGATAATACCAGTTCATCATCATTGGATGTTAATTTTTTATCAACATATAATATTTTATTTTGTGTAAGTAAGGTTTGTATATTACCTAAATGTAATGAGAGTTCAATAAACATTGGATAAACCTCCATTCTTTCAAGATGTTTATTCATCTTTTGGAAGTAGTCCAATAAAACATATTGTTTTTGTTCAGCATCAAGAATACCCTCAAATAACCAATCGGTATCCATTATAAAATTATTTTTATTTTTCTGTCTCATTTTCCATAATATATTATTTCAAATATACGGGAAAAGATAGAAAAAAGGAATAGTTTTAGTTAGTTCTCATAATATAATATGTAATACCGTTAACGTCTTCACTATCGTATTGACCGTCATAACCATTCATAACACCCCAACCATCTGAATCAACTAAACCTTGAGCTAACTCATCTTCATCAATATAATCTTTAATATTTAAACCATAATTTTTAAGATAATCTAATGGGTCTCTTCTAACACTTCTAACCAACTCAGCGACTTTATTGTCAATCATATCCTCAGTTGGTTCAGTATCAACTTCAATACTATCTAAC